TCCATATTGAAAAAAGCCTCGTAATTGAGGCTGTTTATCATTAAATAGTAATAACTCGCTCGTTCTTAAACTTGAACATTATTGTATTGTCTTTATTGACTACCGCTTCATTCAGCATTGTATTCCACAAAACTGGGTCGAATGCTTGCATGAATTCTTGCTTATTCTTTATCTCCTTAACGAAAGATTTCATCGCTTCTGCTTTTTGACATTTCATTTCCCGTTCAATAAGTGCTTCATCCAATTGATCTTTGAGGGTTTGAAATCTTTCCAAGTGTGCATTGTAACGTTTCATATAATCATCTTGGTTTTGAATTCTTGATGTATTGTCCTTAATCATTCCTTCGATTAAAAGTTTGATGTCGGATATTTCGCTATTTAAGTTTTCAATCTTACTGTCAACTTCTAAGGTATCTGAAAGAACTGTGATGAGTTCGTTAGTATCTTCTATAAGCTCTTTCTTGTTTACCATCACCTTGTTATAGGCTTTAACGAATCTTTCATTGATCGTTTCTTTTGATAAACTTGGGGTATCACATTTGTTAATGAACTTCTTGTTGCACTGCATGACAACTTTTCGATGTGGTGAGTTCGAATGCCAAACCTTAGCACCATAGAAGTGTCCACAGCATCCACAGATTAGTCTTGATGAATATGGATTACTTGATGAATAGGAGTATCTGAATCTTTCTCTACTTGTCAATTCTTCTTGAACCAGATTCCACTCTTCTTTGTCAATAATTCCAGGATGGCTATTCTCAACATAATACTGAGCAAGAACCCCATTATTCTTCTTGACTGTGTGGTCAAGGTAATTTTCAACGTATCCCTTTTGAAGCAATGCATCACCTTTGTATTTCTCATTGGTTAGTATCGAGGTGATGTTTAACGTAGTCCATATCGTTTTCTTTGAAGGTTTGGAGTAATTGTTTTTATTGAGGAAGTTTGCAATTGATGACCTTGACCATCCATCTCTAAGAAATAACCGATAAATCAGTCTTACTATCTCGGCTTCATTCTTGTTAATGACGATTTTGCCATCAACTTTATCATACCCTAAGAAATTCTTATAAGGCATCGAAACTTTACCTTCTTTGTAGCCCCAGCGTATTCCCATCTTAACATTCTCACTAATACTCCTACTTTCCTCTTGGGCGATGGCTGCAAGCATGGAAAGCACCATCTCACTTTTTGAATCAAAAGTCCATAAGTTCTCTTTTTCAAAGAACACTTCAACTCCTGATGATTTCAGTTTTCTAATGTGGGAAATTGTATCTAGAGTGTTTCTAGCAAACCTAGATATCGACTTGGTGATAATGAGATTGATATTCCCTTCAAGTGCATCCTTAATCATGAGATTAAAACTTGCTCTTCTTTTGGTGCTTGTTCCTGAAATACCCTCATCTGCATAGACGTTTACATAATCCCAGTCTATTCTTTCTTGAATAAATTCTTTGTAGTACTTAACCTGTGCTTCATATGAACTATACTGCTCATCTGAATCGGTTGAAACACGTGCATAAGCTGCAACCTTTCTCCGTTCCGATGAATTGATACTTTGAAGCGTCAAGGGGTTGATTGTCGATGGAATGATTCTCACTTTACCCATTATTGTTCTCTCCTTTTCTGATGCATTTCAAATGCAGCTAACCTTGCTTTTTCCCTCATTTCAGGAGTCCAGCTCTTTTTCCTAGATGAATTTTCACAAGTAATCACATCAACCGTTCCGTTCGTCAAGTGAAGTTCTATCTTGTTATCTGCCTGTGCTACCATGTAGTCAATCTTCCTGTTGAATGTTTTCTCATCGAATTCTTGTATACCTAAGTAATCGTTTAAAGCATCATAGAGGCTGTTTTCGTGTATTCGTTTGGATTCATTGCAGTATTCTTTGCCTTGAACATTATACGTTGTGCATAACCAGAAGCTGCTATATTGAGTAGTCTTGTGTTGATAGCCACCGCCACAACATGCACATCGAATCTTATTTGAGAAAGGGTATCTATTGATTGGGCGGTTCGCATTTGTCTTAAAGTGGCTAGCCCTTTGATTTCTAATTCTTGCTGCTTGTTTGAAAAGTTCTTTACTGATAATTGGTTCGTGGTTATCTTCTACATAATATTGATGATACTCACCCTTGTTCCTAATCTTTTTCTTTGTTAAGTGATTCTCTTTGTATGTCTTTTGAAGGATGAGGTCTCCTGTGTAGTTGATGTTTTTGAGGGTTTGCAGAAGTGAACCATAACTCCATTTTTCCGAATGCAGAGGCTTTACTCCTTCTTGATTTAATAGTTGTGTGATTGCTAGAATTCCTAGTCCATCAATATAAAGGTTGAATATTCTTTTTACGACTTCAGCTTGTTCAGGAACTACAATGAAGTTCTTGTTCTCCACCTTATATCCATAGAAGTCTCTTGCACCCCACACAATACCTTTCTCAAAATCTCGTTTGATTCTCCATTTCATGTTTTCGCTCACCGATCTAGCTTCTTCTTGATAGTAACTCGCTAGAATTGTAAGCATAAACTCTCCATCAGTTGATAACGTGTGCAAGTTTTGTGATTCGAAGTAGACATCAACACCTAGTGCATTCATTTCCCTAATTGTCCTTATAACCGTTTCAGTGTTTCTGCCAAATCGACTTATTGACTTCGTTATGATGAGATCAATTTTCCCAGCCTTTGCATCATTTACCATGCGTATGAAATCAGGTCTATCTTCCTTTGTTCCACTTATTCCCTCATCCGCATATACCCCAATAAACTGCCATTTTGGATTTGATGATATCAATTTGTTGTAATGGCTCACTTGATTGGAAAGCGACTGAAGCATTGCCTCTTTATCGGATGAGACCCTTGCATATGCACATACTTTTTTAAGGGTTACTATATGCTCTTGAACTTCGATTTTCCTTATGTTTTTTTCCACTGTATCACTCCTTTTTTGTATTACTATTAATCACTCTTTTGGCCTCAATTATCAAGTCATTAAGCTTGAAAATGCTATTAGGTTTGATACAGTGCTTTCTTGCCAAATTTGATTCTGCTTTTATGAAATCTTCTTCCGTGATAATGCCTTTAAGAAACATTAGTTCAATTGCTTTCACACCATTGACATATCGATTTAAATTATCCATATTCATATCACTTAGACACTTTCTTTAGAGAGTTCCAATACTGATATCTGCATGAGTCGTTGCAGAACACTTTCTTTTTCTTTCCCTCTACGAAGTTTAATTTCTTATTGCAAAACCTACAGGACATACTATCGTCCTTTTCCTTGAGTACGTTCCTAACTGATCCGATGGATATGTTTAAATCTGACGCTATTGTTTTGTACCCATATCCTTTGTCTCTTAACTCTTTAATTAGTGTGTCATTATTCATACGAACTACCTCCTAAATCATAGTCCGCAGAATTCGTGTAAAAGTTCGGGTTCTTTGCAGAAAAAATCCAAATTGTACTATTTTTATTGTTCATTTTCATATCAATTACCTCCTTCATCAGTTAAATGGCGAGGTATGACACGATTTGCCAATAAATACGTAAAAAAGTGCAAATAAAAAAGCCGTACCTTTTTACCAGTACGGCCAGTTTCTAAATCTATGCTTATTCTTTTGCGTTAATGAATGTTACTTTTTCTCCAACAATCTTTATTCCATAGCGATTTTCATCATACTTCCCAAGTTCTACACTACTCAAACCTTCAGGACTAGATATTCGCATCCCAAATTTATCAATTTCATATTCACCTATTCTAATAACTTCATTACTCTCTTTATCGAATACTTTAATACCTTCGTTATCTATAATAATGGCATTATCAGTGCTTATGATGACATATCCATCTTCCGTTATCTCAAAAGTGGTTTTGTCTTCTTCCTCATTAACAATTCGAAGCCCTTTTAATGTTGCACTATTCAGTTTTCCCTCTTCAAATGCATAGTCCACTGTGCTTATCGCGTTTTCTATTCTATAAAAAGTATCAGAAATACTAGGTTTATAGTTTCCTACCTCTACTCGAATGTCATAACGATAAAAAGGATTGTATTCTAAAGATATTATTCTGGTTTTTACATCAATTCCAAGGGGTGTAAAAACAATATGAACATTGTCTCCTACGGTTATATTCGACAGCTTAAAAAATTTTTTGAATCCATGACTGGAACAGAATCTGAACTTCCTCTATGACTTCTGATATTGATTTTATAACCATCGTATTCAATCTCTCCACCCAAAATGGCGATAAATTGCATAAGAGCGGCTCTCCTAGAGACGTTTTGATTGATTTTCATTGAGACATTTGTCGTATAATCAATAGTACCTACACTAAACGGAGTCCCTGAAAGAAGCTGATGTAGTCCATCTGTTGGATCACCTGTAAAGTCAAATGCAGAGATGTTATACATCTCATGATTTAAAACATAAGAAACATGCTCGCAAAAAACAGAACATACCGGAAGTCCCCCTCGTATAGATTTACTAATTTGTACCATCTCAAAATACTGATTATTTACTTTCGCTATCTGTTTTGTTTTTAAGACCAATGCTGACCTTGCCATAACCGTAAAGGAAAGAATAAACTCTCCCTCCAATGTTTCTCTTATATTAGCACTTAAAACTTTCTTAACAGACTGAATAAAGGTGTTTTCTGAATAAATCTCTATCAATGGACTCCCTCCTTTCTGTTATTTAATATCTAGCAACTCCTAAATTTCTAACAGTAACGGTATTCTGATTCCACTGCAACTGAGCAATAACTCTGGTTAGAATGTTACCATCAATAGTTAAAGGTATGGTTACATTAAAAACTGCCCCATTAGAACTATTTACACTCTCAGAAAATGAAGAGTTGAGATCTATATCAAAATCTGTTGGAATGGCCTTTTGCATATCTTTTTTTACATCTCTCATTGTTTTTTCGAATCCTTCTCCCATACCTTCACCCATATTGGCACCAATACCTGCAAAGACCTTAGATGGTGATTGGATTCGAAGAACACCTTTAACTCCTTTGACAATTCCTCCTACCATATCACTGACTTTGTTTTTAAGCCAATTAACCATAGATGCAATACCATCCCAGAGTCCTCTAGCAATGTTTTTGCCCACATCAATAATGGCCGGAATGGCTTTTCCTAAACCCGTCACTATGGCTGTAATAATCTGAGGAATTTGTGCTACTAACTGTGGAATAGCCCGAATCAATCCTGCCGCAAGCTGAATAGTCAGCTGAACACCCATCTCGATAATCTTAGGTAGATTTGTGGTGATAAAAGTAATAATGCTACTAATAATTTGCGGTAAAGCCTGAATTAAAGTAGGCAGTGCATTTAAGATACCTTGTGCCAAACCACTGATAATTTGAAAAGCCGCTTCTAGGACCAAATCAAGATTATTAATCAATGTTTCTACAATCAAAATCACGGCTTCTACGATGGACGGAATTAGTTCCGGCAGTGCTTCACCAATGCCAGTGGCAAGGGTAACAATCATCACAAGTGCCGCTTCAACAAGGGCAGGGAGATTGGCAATGATTCCATCCACT